CCCATCTGGCCAGAGTATTGGGATATTGATACACTACAAACTACCAAAGCATCACTGACCGAGCAAAAGTGGCAGGCACAGTGGCAACAGAATCCAACCTCCGAAGAGGGTAGTATAATCAAACGTGAGTGGTGGCAGATGTGGGATGAAGAGGAAGTGCCGGACTTGATACACGTCATACAAAGTTATGATACCGCGTTCAGTAAAAAAGAAACAGCAGACTATTCTGCCATTACAACGTGGGGCGTGTTTAGTCACCCAAACAAAGGTAATCCGCAGATAATACTACTAGATGCAGAAAAAGGAAGATGGGAGTTTACAGAACTCAAAAAAATCGCTATGGATAAATACAAATACTGGGAA